AATAGAACAGTTGAACCCTGCTTGTGTTTTAAAATAGCATCTCCATAATTCTCTCCACTAAATGCCGTTGCTTTGAATGCCGAACTACTTTTTGCAGAAAGATTAGCTACAAATGGAACGATACCTCCTAAGTATTTTTCCCCAACGTCTTTGTTATAACTTTTAATTAAAGGTTCTGACCCTGCTTTTAATTCTTCAACAGTACCCACAAACCCCTCTACCCAAATTTCTTCTTTAAAAAGAGTTCCTTCATAATCTTTCCACTCGTACCAATATTTTAATGCTTTTGCCATTAACCAAATGAATTATTAACGTTGTTTAATACCCCTTTTAAAGTTGTGCCTTGAATTACAAATTCTACTTTGTTGTTTTGGTTGCTCATTCCTTGTACTGGTGCTGTAAATGCTCCGTTGTATTGTGGGCTTTGCGATGGTGACTTATTATTCATAATTGCCGAACCACCGCCCATCATTGCTCCACCTAATGCCATTAATCCAACTCCTGCTGCAATAGATTTAGCACCTTCACCCATTCCAAATACTGAACCGCTTAACCCTAATCCTGCCGCTAAAATGGCTGCACCCATTGAAGAAACCATTTGACCCATTGCTTTTAAGAAATTAGCTAATACGTCTTTAAAATCAAATTTTACGTCTTTGCTTTTGGTAAACAATGCTTCAAACATTCCAGAAAAAGCATCTCCTACAGAATTGCCAACAATCATCATTGTTTCCCTTAGCATAGTACCCATTAATGTAAATTCTTCTTTTGTGACCTCTTTTACATTTATGACACTACCCTTTATTCTATCTTTTAAAACTTCTAATCTATTTTTTAATGATTTTTCGGCATCTTCCAAGGATGTATCAGTCCATTCAAAACCAAAATCTATTTTTTGTAATAGCTTTAAATTTTTAGCTGTTAAATCTTTTTGTGCTTTTCTTTTTAAATCAGATTGAAATTTAGAACCATGGTCTAAAATAACAGCTTGTCCCATTGGGCTTTCTTTCCATTCCTTTTTCCTTAATTCTTCTAGTTCTTTATTTATTTTTGTAATGCTTTTTTCGAATTTCTCGCTTTCTTCCGCACTTTTTTTAAGCCATGCCGTTAATTTTTCTAATTCTTTGGCTTGCTTTTTTAATTCTTCTTCAGACAAAGTAGTTTTTGGAGGCAATGTTGATTTAAATAAATCACCCATTGCTTTGCTAACACCTTCTACTGCACCTTTAACTGTATTTAAAGAAAATTTAGATTTTTCAGCAAATTCTAAAAACGCACTCGTTCCTCCAGAAATGCCTTTTGCAACTGAATCCATCCCAACCATTTCAAATAGTTGAGCCATTCCTTTGCCAACAGTTCCGATAATTATTTGAAAAACACCTATAACCGCATTGTTTAACCCCTTAAAAATGTTTTTGATATTTTCTCCCAATGATGCCCAATTGCCTGTAAATAAGTTTGCAAAGACGCCCATTAAATTTGAAATAATCTCAAACATTCCCCCAAACAATGAAGCAAATCCACTAAAAAAAGAACTGTTAGATAATGTTTTAGCCAAACCTTCCCAATATTCTACAATTAAATACATTGAAGCAGCGACAACTGCAACTACTGCAACTACTGGAGCAGAAATAGCAGCAACTGCAACAGAAATTGAACCCAAAGCAAGCAAAACGGGAGGTGCAATAATTGCCATTGATGCAATAACTAACATGAATTTTTTAGCTTCTGGAGATAGATTATTTATTGCTACCGCTAAAGTGTTTAATGTAGATTCAATTCCTTGAAATGCTTTTTCTAAATCAATTGCACTAAATAACGACTCTCCAATTTTTGCGAAGAATCCTTTCACTGCAATACCCATGTTTTCTATTGCATTATTAAATCCTCCTTTAACCCTTGGTAATTCTTCTAATTTCTTAATTAAATCTTCAATAAATTCTTTAGAGCCTTTGCCCATTTGTTCTAGTTTTGTTTGGATGTCATCAGATGAAACACTTCCAAACATTGCCTTTAATGCCCCTGCTACCGCTGGGGCTTGCTCAATTATAGGTCTTAAATCATTACCTAAAACTTTGCCCTTAGCCGACATTTGGCTTAGTTGGTATGTAACTAAATCAAGTTGGCTTGCAGTACCTCCTGTAAATGCAATTGCGTTTGCAAATTGTGTTAATGCCTTTGCGGAAGTTTCCGCACTTATTCCAACTGCCCTCAATCTAACATCCCCTTGAATGGCTTGTTCAAAACCAATACCTGGGGCTTTGGCTATTTCTGTTAATATTTCAAGCCTTTTACCCATCTTTTCGGATGTGCCTTCTATTGCCGTTAATGATTGCTTTAATCTGTCATAATCCCTTGTTGCTTCTACTATCTTAGTTCCAATTAATGCAAAAGGCAAAGACAAGCTTGCACTTAACCTCATTCCAACCTTTTCTAAATCATTCCCTAAAGAATTTAGTTTAGTTCTCCAAGTTTGAGCAACCTTACTGCTTGCATCTTGAGCCGACTTTTCAAGATATTCTCCAAGTCGTTCCATGCCTTTTACTACCTTTTTGGCACTCGCTTCATCTAAATCAAAGCCTAACCCTACTGTTAATTGTGGTGCATTTGCCATTACTTTGCTTTTGTCAATCTTAATAATTCCTCAAAACTTTGGTCATCTAATTGCCTTTTTTCTTCTTCAAAAGGGAATAATTGAACGCCTGTAAGTGTTTTCTTTGTGTTCATTCCACTATTGTGTATAAAAGCCAAAATCTCCCTTGTGTGTCTCCATTTGTCTTTTTCCCTTCGTAAGTATCCGTTCCAATAGTACTCAAACTCCTTATAAGTCAAAAGTTCGAAATCTCGCATCGATAAACGTAATTCACCAAATGCCCGACCTCGAACTTCCTCATTAGATATTGGCTTTTCTGCTAATCCTTTTTTTTTGCTTGTGGCTTTTCTGCTTTTTGTGTTGGCAAAGTTGACATAAAGCAAGTTCCCCAATCAAATATTGTATCTTGCAAATCTCCTGCATTGTCAAAAATGATGGCAACTTTCTTTTCTGAATAGGTAGGCTCTAAATCTTTGATTGAGCAATAGGATAAATACCCTTGATAAGTAATTTGCTTTGCAAACTTTAAAATATCCATGCCTTTTGAATCCTCATTTTTAGAATCCATTGCTTTGCCTATATTAGCAAACATATCACCCAAAGATTCACCCCTCAATTCAGCAGTACTTACAAACGCTTCCATTCCAAACAAAGAATTTACTGCAAATTCCTCATCATCAATCGTTGCACTAATTTTGAATATCTTCATAAATTAAGCTGCAATTATTTGAACTAATGCTCCTGTGCCTGTGAATGAGAATGAAAGAGTTACTTTATCTTCCATTGGTGCAGCAAGTCCCAAAGAATCAACCTTTATAGTTCCGCTTAATGCCACATCCAAAGTAGCTTCAGTTGTTTTCTTGCAAATAATGTTTAATGTCGCTCTTGAGTTTATCGCTGCAAAAATATCTTTCCATTGCTTTTTTGATGCTTCTTGAAAGTCAATAATTAATGAAGCTGAACCACTCCACGACCTTAAACCATAATCATTTTCAGCCCAACCGCCTGAATCCTTTGATGTATATTCAATTGTTGCTGCTGCAATGTCAATAGTTAGTTCTGACTGCTCATCAAATTCAACATCTGTTGCAGCGTCAATAAATAATTTGAATTGCGTACCGTTAAACTTTGCCATTTTATTCTGTTATTAAATGTTCTAATACTAATATATTCCTAAATAAATTCTCTTGTTCCGTTTCTAAAAAAGTGTCAAAACTCGCACTTAGATTAAGACTTATTACATTAAAATTTGCAAGGCTCAATGCAATACTTGTTGTACTTGGTCTAACTATTTCTAAAATTCTATTTGCGATGTAATCGACGTTTGACCTATCGTAATTGTCAATACTTACAAAGCCATCAACTATTTCAATGTTTATTGTCGCATTATACCCAAATGAATCTTTGCTTCCTACATTGCCGTTTTGATTGTACGTTCCAAAAATAATGTAAGGTTTAACCGCTGTTGAAAGTGCTTTGCTATCGTAACATTTAATCGTTGCACCGTTCACCGTAATGAATTCATGTAACAATGTATCGTAAGCACTTCTCAACTCCTTACCAGCGAATTTCATTCTTATATTTTTTTACCGCTCCTTCGTACTTTACTTTCTGTTCTAAATAACTTGGAATTAAAAAAGGCTGTGGTTCTGTTCCGACTTTTAAAACCTTCATCAACACCGCACCCCAATACTTTTTTTCAATTCCTTTTCTCCTGCACCAATCGAATAAATCCTTTTTAAAATCTTCAAAACTTCCCTTTCCTTTTTTGCCTTTAAATTTCATTGCCATGCTTTCAAACCCTGCAGGAACTTTTACTTTTGTCCTTGTTCCAAATTCCACGAATGGAGCGTAATCTGCATTTGCCGAAATTGTGGACTTTCTTTTAATAACATTGCTAGAAATTGACTGCCCTAAATGCCCCATGTCTGTAGGTGCTAATCTTTTGGCTTGATATTCGATTCTTAATGTATAATCTTGCAATACATTTAATAAATCTTTATCAATCGTTTTCTGCTTCTGTTTCAGTTGGTGAATCGCTTCCTTTAACCCCTTTACTCTTACTTTCTTTGCCACCTTCAACAATTTTAATTAGTCCATGTTCTACCGCTAATTCTGGGCTTTTATGCTCAAAAGTTTCACCTTCCGAATATCTTTTACTCTCATAACTTACATTTGTTAGTGCTATTACTTTCATTGTATCTGTGCCGTTATTTTATATTTTCTATAATCGTCTGTTTCTAAAATATCTAAAATCTTTAAAGTTGATGACCTCCATTCCAATTGGTCATTTGAATCAATTAATACGCTCGGGTCTCTATACATTTCTAAATCATAAACATTGCTCAATCGTGATGAAGAATCAGAACTATATCTATTTTCTTTTCTCGCTATGATTGTGGCTATCGTATCATATTTAACCGTTGCACTACCTTTTGTCTGTCCTCCTCCTGCTGCCCTTGTGACTGCATAGGATAAAACTCTAATTGGTTCGGTAAATACTTTTCCTGCCATTTCGTTTTTAAATTAATCTTTAATTCTTTTGTCCTTCGATTGCCTTTTAACTCCTTATTTAAAACTAATGTATTTAAACTCATTTAATACCGCTTTAATTGGTGTTGTTCCTTGTTCAAAGCATTCTTTTACCGCTCTTATTAATCCTTCCTTGATAGTTTGGCTTATTGTAATTGGCAGGCTCGCATAGGTCAATTTTAAACCATTTTCGTAATCTCCTTTGATTCTTACAAATCCGCCTAAATCAGCTTTTTCAATAGTTACCGTAACATTGTTTAAATCTGTTGCCGTAATTGTTCCGACCTTTGAATATGGCAAATCTTCCCAATCGTATAACTCATTGTAAGTAACTGCAACATTCCTGCTTGTTATCAATGTTACTAAC